CAAGTTTGACAAGTAATCTTCCTATCAAGATTGTTTTTATAAAGTCAAAAACTCTTTCAAACAGTCCCTTGACTGGTTTAAGAACTTTACCTACTCCTTTTGCTAATCCCTTAAAAACATTACCTTCTAATCTATCTTCTTTTGATTTTCTTTTTCCTCTTTCTGCGGACTGCCTATCTTGTTTTGCTTGTTTCTTATCAAACTCATTTTGTTTTATAAGAGTATCACGAATTGATGTGACAATCTTTAATATCTCCTCAAGTATATTACTACCCTCTTGAGGAACTGCTTTACTTATATCTGCTTTTGCTAAACCACCATTTGATGTTCTCTTAACCAAAGCACCACCACGTCCTCTACCTGGTAATGATTTTGGTGCTTTAGATACAGTTGCAGTTTGCTTTTTCTCTAATACTTTTCCTACAAAATCTTGGAATCCTATCTTATCGTTTCTCTTTTTAAATCCTTCCTTTCTTTCATCAGGAGATAATTGCTCACCACCAATAGTTCCCTCAGCAGTAAGTTCATCAACATACTGCTGGTATCTTTCTTCACCGAAAAACTTAGAACCTGATACGTTACCTGTTGGCATTCCTTTGCTTTTGCTTTAATTCTTCTTCCTCAAGATGTTGTTGCAATAATGCAACATAGATGTCTCGTTCCCACGGCATCAAGTTTTCAATCTCAGTTAATGAATATTTATGGTACTGCATCAAGGCAAAGTTTAATCTGTAGTAGTTCTCCAGATCCATATGGATCATGGCTATGCGAAAAAACCCGCTAATCCCTCAATTACCACCTCATTTTCTTTTTTGGTCTTTGGATTTTTGACCTTGATAGTATGAGATAATTTAGGCATAGTTTCAAAGAATTTTTCAATCTCTTTAAATTGTGAGGAATTCATCTGCTCAAGAAACTCTGAAATTTCTTTTTTAGAACAGTCTTCCGTTGCCCATACTTCATCTTCAGTGTAAATTTTATCAATACATGATCCAATTAAATCAAAAGATTGTTCCATAGAGTTTCCATCATCAAAATCAAAGTTGTTTTTAATGAATTGATCTAATGAAGGATACTTCATTTCCATCATAATAGAGTCATCGACCTTGACCTGATTAGTATGCTCATCATTCTTTTTAACATTAATTTCATCCAGATTAATCTTAACAGGAACTTGAGTGACTCCATCATCAGAGCAGGTTACATTAACCTCAATCTCTTCACCGACAGATTTTCCGCGAATATTTAAAAACAAGTACTCAATATCAAAAGTCGGTAGATCTTCTACCTTAAGTCCTTTTGATCTGATACAATTTTTGATAACTGTTTTGATCGCAGTTGTGATTTGCTTAGTGTCTTCACTCTCTAAAGCAATCACAAGAACCTTTTCTTCCTTTACAAGGAATGGTCTATATTGAATCGTCTCTCCTGTGGATGGCAACTCAAGTTCATATAGTGGGGTGGCAATCTTTGGTAATGGCATAATGTCCTATAGAAATGTTCAGTATTATTATTTATCGTGGTTATCAACCAATAAGTGTTTCTACAAATCCACCTCCAGCGATAGTTCTAGCATCCTCAGAGGATAACCCAGTATCATCAGAAAGTGCTTGAGCATTTTTATTAAAGGTACTCAAACTAATAAATTGATCAGTATTAAATGATGCTTGTGCTTCTGGAGAAAATAATCCTTTTACATCAAAGTTAGAGGCATTGCTAAAAGATGGAAAACCAGGACCAAGAATATTAAATCCATTACCAGTGAATGGATTCTTCGGTGGTTTAATTACAATGTATCTAATGTAACTCATTGATACAGATAATTTCAAAAGTGATGATGCATCAAATGAAACTGGCATCGATGAAATCGCAAGTGGGAAAGATCTAATAAATTCATAAGTCAATTGTTGTTGATAATCTCGCTCAAACTTTATTACTTTCAAACCTTGATCAGCAATATAATCATTAGGGTACTTTACTCTATAATTATATGCTCTTGATGCAAGACCATTACCAGAAAATGGATTAGAATCTTGATCCTCATTCATAATGTAACTAATCCATCCCTCAAAGAAACGGATTGATGTGTAATTCTGAGCATCCACATAGAAAGTCAGATCAATTCTATCATCAAACTGCCTTCTATATGCATGTTTCTCTGTTACACCAGTACGATCATTATTATTTTCAAGAGTTGTTAATTGAGATCCAGGAAGACTTGCTTCTGAGCAAGCTAGATTAAGAGTATCTTGTCCCGTTCCAATTAAACTTCTTATCTCTGGAGGGAAAGGAATCTGCACCTGAAAATGAGAAGTTAGTGCAGGTCTTAGTAATGCTGACTTAATTTGTGAGACTGACCTTGGTTTAGTCATCTATAAATAATTTTTACCTTATATATTATGTATGGCAGAAAGTATTAAAAGCAAATACAGTCCATCATTTCCCAGTAAATATAAGGGAGATTACACTAATATTATATGCCGAAGTAGTTGGGAACGCAAGTTTTGTAGGTGGTGTGATCTGAATGAGAATATTCTTCAGTGGGGAAGTGAAGAGTTTCATATTCCATATGTGTCACCTGTGGATAGAAGAGTTCACAAATACTATCCTGACTTCATTATTAAAGTTAAAGAAAGCACGGGTCAAATAAAAACTTATGTGATTGAAGTGAAACCCAAGAAGCAAACTCAAGCACCTAAAAAACCTAAGAGGCAAACTAAATCATACATTTATGAATGCACCACTTGGGAAGTCAATAAAGCAAAGTGGAAAGCAGCAAAAGAGTTTTGTGCCGATAGAAGAATTGAATTCAAGATAATAACAGAAGACGAGTTAGGTATCAAATGAATCGTATCGAACCAGTAAAACAAGACATTCAATCTGAGTCTGATGTTGATGACAGGATGGAGTTGATAATGTATGCACTGAATGATACTGTAACACCTATTCCTGAAGAGGGAAACATCTGCACCTTCAAATACTTTGCAAAGACACCTAATATAAGATACGATCAAAACCCCTTGGTAGCAGTGACTGAATTATTTCAGTGGGGGTTTCGTGGAATCAACTTTCATCACCAGGAATATAGACAATATACCTGGGGAGAATTGGGAACTCAAGTGTATATTGTTCAACAAGATGAACTTGATGATCTACTATCTCTATCATATGGAAAATTTGTCCTAAATAAATAAAACCATTTGTCTAATGGCATATCAGACCATATATAGCAAACCCACCGCAAATAAATTGCCCGGTAGTGATACCAATTATCATTTTAGAACGGTTACTCGGTATGAAGTAGATTCTAGTGGAAAAGCGACTGGCAAGTCTACAACTCAATTGTATTATGCCCCCGGACCTGGAGGAAGAACTAACCGTGGAGAAACATGGAATCCAGGAAATGCAGATGGAGAAAATTTTAACCCTGCAGGATATGCCTTAGCTGCAGAGTCAACAGATGGTGGAGCAAGTTGGACTCCAAAGCAATATACCCAAGCAGATGCTGATGCTATTTCAGCTATAGGTAACGATAGGGTGGGAAAAGATGTCTTAGGAGCAACAGCTCTACAATCTCTACAAACACCTGGAGGAAGATTTTATGACACTGCCCAGAATAGTATAATAAACACTGCGGTTCAGACCAAGGCAGGTCTAGCACCAAAATTATCAACAAAACTAAAAAATGCAGCGGCAGTAGATCCGGAAGCAACTACTGACGACACTGGTGGCGGTGGTGGTGAGGATGATACTGGTGATGATGAGAGCACAGTAGATCTACAGCAACTTGAAACAGAAGAATTAAATGCAGAACTTAAGTCTAAGGGTAGAAATCAATTCACTAATGTAGTTTATCCTTTAGATCTTGCAACGACAAACCAAGATGTGATCCGTATTACTATGTTGGAGTACGTTCCTAAAGACTTTAGTATAGAAACTTTTGGATTTTCTGATAGAACTTCAGCAAGAAAGCGAGCAGGAAATGCCATTGGAACTGTAACACTTCCAATTCCTGGTGGTATATCAGATAATTTAAGTGTTCAATGGTCTGGACAAAATATGAATGCTCTTGAGGCAGCTGCTGCTAATGTGGCATTGACCACAGTAGGTGAGGGATTTGATGCAGGTGGAGCAGAAGTAGCAAGACTTGTGGATAAAATTAGTGGAAATGCCGGTGAAGTTAGAACTGCTCTTGCAAATGCTTTTGCTGGTGCAGCAAGCGGAACAGGTGGTCAGTTATTGACAAGAACCACTGGAGCGGTAATTAATCCTAACTTAGAACTTCTTTTTGGTGGTCCATCACTAAGAACATTTTCATTCAAATTTAAAATGAATGCTAGAGAAGCAGCTGAGAGTAAAGCAATTTTAAAAATTATTAGATTCTTCAAGCAAGGTGGTGCTCCACAAAAAAGTCCCTCTCACTTATTCTTAAAATCTCCTCACACATTTCTAATTCAATACCTACATAGAGGTGAGGGAGAAAATCCATTTATGGGTAGAATAAAAGAATGTGCTCTACAATCTATTTCGGTAAACTATACTCCGGAAGGTAATTATGCAACATTCCCAGATGGTGCAATGACATCATATGAACTTACATTAGGGTTCGGTGAACTTGAACCAATATTCAACAGCGATTACAGCGAATTGGATGGAGATCAAGACACAATGATAGGTTTCTAAAATGTCAAATTACTTCAAACGTTTACCAGATTTTGAATACGTCAGCAGACTTCCCGATGCAAAAATATCGGATTATATTAAAGTAAAAAATTTATTTAAAAAAGGACAACTAAGGGAAGACATTTTCCAACAAGTTTCTATATTCACAAAATATAAAATTATAGGTGATGATAGACCAGACAATGTTGCGTTTGATTATTATGCAGACTCAAGTCTTGATTGGTTAGTTCTTACGTGCAACAATGTTATTAATATTCAATCAGAGTGGCCGTTAAGACAAGCAGACTTTGATAGATATATGCTTGACAAATATGGTGACTACGATACCTTGTTCAATGGTGTTCATCACTACGAAACAACTGAGATTAAAGATAGTAATGGAGTCATAATAATGCCATCTGGACTTAGATGTGACTCAACATTTGCTTTCTCTTACAGTGATTCAAAAAGTGGAACTCTTTTTAACCTTAGTAATATTTCAACTGAGGTTACGAACTATCAATATGAAGAGCAAATTGAAGATGCGAAGAGAAATATTTTCTTACTGAAACCAAGATATCTGAATGTTGTATTTGATGATCTTGATGAAATGATGGTATACAGAAAGGGTTCCACTCAATACAAGAGTGAAACCCTTAAGACTGCTGATAATATCAGACTATTCCAGTAATTATTCTTCTGCTAGTTTCTGGAAGTAAGACAGAGCATCATCCTCATCCGAGTCCGCAGACTTAGTTGGGGTAATGTCTGGTGCATTGAAGTCTGCTTCGGGTGCTTTACTCGCCTCAAAGTTAGGTGAGAAAGATCCACGACCTTCACTTTCATCTTCCAATTCTTCGTCCAAACGAGGACGGGAAGACTTCTGACCCAGAACCATTTGCAGACGATTCTGCAGTTGCTCATAAGTCTTGAATTGATCTGTAGCAGTCAAGGCAGTCAGTGAATACTCTTTCTTCCAGAGGGCTTCAAGAGCATCATCGTCATCCAAGAGTGGTGCAGTGCGATCAAATTCAGATGAGTCATAATTCCAGTAACCTTGAACCTTCTTGATCTTCAGTTT